TTCGGCGGTGAGGTCGTATTCTGCCATGCGGTCGAAGAAGTCGCGGATTTCGTGGCGGAATCCGCGGGGTGCGAGGGCGGCGCGGGGTACGGGGGGCCCGGCCGGGGGGCCGGGGGCTTTCCTGGCAGTGGACCAAAGGGGATCACTGCGGATACAAAAGCTGTGGTGGGTGCATTTTGAGGCGCGGTGGGTGCAAGGTTGTACAGAGTGGGTGCATCCCTAGGCGCGGGTGGGTGCATGTCGTTGCGTGAAAACGATCAAGCCCCGGAGCGATCGCGAGCTTCGGCACCATCACGGGGGTCACGCCTTGTCCGAGGCGTCGTCGTCGGGAACGCCAGCACAGCGGGTGCCGCCAGAGAACGAGCCACCGGTGCGTGCTTCTTGGCGTCAGAGGTCCAGGAAGAGGTTGATGTCGCCCGGGTCCGGGGTGTCGTCCAAGTCGGGGGCGTGGGTGAAGCCCAAGCGTGTGGCCACTGCGATCGAGGGGGTGTTGTCCTGCTTGGTGAGGACCCGAATCCGGTGCCCTGACCAGCGTGGGCGCGCGGCCTCGATGAGTGCGCGGCAGGCTTCGGTAACCAGACCTGATCCCTGGAACTCAGGTCGGATGCGGTAGGCGAGGTTGAGGACGCGCTCGTCACGGAACGTGCGCGCGGCCAGCCCCACGTAGCCGACGTAGGCGTCCGATTCGAGCATACGGGCCGTGCAGTAGCCAATACCGTCCGTCTCCCAGTCGCGCAGCCAGTCCTCGAGCCGTTCACGCGCCTCGTCAATACTGCGGTCGGGACCAGAAGGGTTAAAGAGGTTGACCTCGGGCATACGGCTCAGTGCATACAGCTCCTCGAGGTCGGTGAGCTGCACGGGCCTCAGTGAGAGCCTCGAAGTGTTGACAGCGTCCATATCCACCTCCATGTCACTGTTGCTGCTGGGGCCACGTGGTGTCATGTTGCGGAGCAACCGATGGTGGCCCCCCACCATTCTCACACGTGTCTCCCCGGTGGTGCCTGCGTTAGGTTTTAATGATACATGAGCGACTGTTGTTCAGGGGCTCAACGAACCTTGCGTGACATCGGTGAAGCGAGGACTCATGAGCGATGAAGAATCCGGATTGCCGACTCCAAGTGAACCCAATGTTGAGGAATTCGCCATCAAGGACTATCGGACTGATGAGTATTCAGAGGTGCGAACACTCGAAGAAGCGATCGAACTACGGAGTGCCAAGGCATGCTTCCGAGACGTGACTGAGTGAGAATTCGCTGCCAACTCTCCGTCGGGTATGAAAGAAATCGGGGTTCCTGAGCTCTTGGTCGGGCCGACGTAGCTGTCGGATGGAGATGATCGCCAATAGCTTGTGGAGCCACTCACCACAGCGGTCAAATGCTCGTGCCGTCGTTGAACGTGATGGTGATTGTTCCGTCGGGGTGGATGGTGGCGTGGTCGACGAGGGCTCGCCAGGCCTCGGGGGTATAGGTGATTGCGGGGTTCTTGCTGCGGTACTGGTGGAATGCGGTGATGGCCGCGCGCTTGGCTTCAAGTTCGTGCAGCTGCCTTTCGAGGGACTCGATTGCGCTGAGGTGGACTTGGTAGTCGGCTTCGAGCCGAGCCTGTTGGGCCTCGAACGCGCCAGGGTCGAAGCCAGCGTGTGCTGCGGCTTGAATGAGCTGGTTGATACGGCCTGCCACGCTGTCACGTGCGGCGACCGCCTGTGCGAGCTTGTCCTCAAGATCACGCGAGTTACCAAGCTGAGCGAGAGCAGCCTCAAGTACCTCTGGGCTTGGAGATGGCGCGAATTGCCCTATTGCCTGCTCAAACGTGGTAATTATTTCATCGTCTGTGATGTGCCTGGAGGTGCAGGGGGTCTCATTTGTTTTGTCGTATCTCCGGTTACATCTCCACACTCGCTTTTCATACTTGCTTCCTGCGTGCCAAGTCTTAGACCCGTACCATCCCCCGCAGCACCCGCACTGGATTCGGGAAGCAAATGGATGCGCGAAAGATCGTGGCCGGGTTGAACGTAGCTCAATTTCTCGTTGGACTTGGTCCCATACGGCTGGGGCAATGATGGCCTCATGGTTACCGGTCACGTAGTACTGCGGGATCTCTCCTTCGTTGCGTTTAGTGGTTTTCGTCAGGAAGTCCACGGTGAAGGTTTTCTGCAGCAGCGCGTCGCCCTTGTATTTTTCATTGCGCAGGATCGAGTTGATGGTGGACACGTTCCAGGTCTTCTTCCCCAAGGGCGTAGGGATACCATCTTCGGTCAGGTGTGCGGCAATGGTTTTGGGTGAGTGCCCTGCCAGGTATTCCCGGTAGATGCGTCGCACGATCCTGGCCTGGTCTTCATCAACAGCCAGGCCCCCGTCGTCGCCTTTCTTGTAGCCCAGCAGGGAGGCGTAGGGCACCATGACCTTGCCTTCCGCAAAACGCCTGCGGTGTCCCCAGGTGACGTTCTCAGAGATGGAGCGGGATTCTTCCTGGGCAAGGCTACTCATGATGGTGATGAGTAGTTCGCCTTTCGAGTCCAGGGTCCAGATGTTTTCTTTCTCGAAGTAGACCTCCACTCCGGCTTCTTTGAGGGCCCGCACGCTGGTGAGCGAGTCGACGGTGTTGCGGGCAAACCTGGACACGCTCTTGGTCACGATCAGATCGATACGGCCAGCCAAAGCGTCGGTGATCATGGTTTGGAAGCCCTGCCGGTGCTTCGTTGAGGTTCCCGAAATCCCCTCATCGGCATACATGCCAACAAACTCCCAATCGGCCCGGCCTTGGATGTAGTCGGTGTAGTAGTCGATTTGTGCCTGGTAGGAGGATTGTTGTTCTTCCAGGTCCGTGGATACTCGCGCGTAGGCCGCGACCTTACGCCGGGAGCGCACCGTCGTAGGAGTGAGCGTCTTGGCGGGCCGTGCCGGGATGGTGGTGACGGTGGCCATGGGGTTACTCCTTTCCTGCCATCACGGGCTCAGCGGTGTGCGCGCCTCGTTTCATCACAGTGACTTTCCCGCTGGGGTAGACGGTGACCTGCTCGAGACGCTCAAGGACTTGCTGGTCATCCCACTCGCCTAATCCCAGGTGGGCGGTGATAGCGCTCTTGAGCTGGGCTTCCCTGATCTGAGGTGCCCGGCAAGGGTTGCCTTGCCCCCTCGTGGCGGTTTCGCACCACCAGTACTTGTAGGAGATGTGCTTGCGGGTTTTGGTGCGCCGGTGGAAACGCCGCCCGCACTGGCTGCACACCACCCGATGAGTGAGCGCACACGTCCCGCCACTAGGGGTCAGGGCTCTGCCACCGGATTGGCGTCTGCGGGCGAGCTCGTCTTGGACCCGCCTCCAGGTGGCCTCGTCGATGATGGGAGGGTTTGCTCCCTGAACCCAGTACTTGGGTAGTGCCCCGTCGTTGACGACGAGCTTTCCTCCAGGACCGTCGGTGTAGGTGGCTTGCAGCATTTCGTTTCCCACGTAGCGGGGGTTTTCCAGCCAGGTGCGGATCACCGAGCCGAGGAAGTTTCCTCCTTCTCGTGCGCGCAGCCCCTCAGCGTTGAGGCGGTCGGCAATAGCCTCGGGGCTCACCCCGGCCAGGTACTCGTCAAAGACGCGGCGCACAACCTGGGCCTCATCGTCGTTGATGTGCAGGCTCCCGCCTACCCAGGTGTATCCGTAGATGCGGTGGGAGTTGGTGACACCGGTCTTGTACCGGTTGCGGATCGCCCACTTCACGTTCTGTGACAGGGAGCGGGATTCTTCCTGGGCGAAAGAAGCTAACAGGGTGAGCATGAGCTCACCTTCCGCGCTGGAGGTGTCGATGTTTTCTCTCTCGAACCGCACCGCCACCCCCAGGGCTGCAAGCTCGCGCACGCATGAGAGCAGGTCGACGGTGTTGCGTGCCAGGCGGGAGATGGACTTGACCAGCAGGATCTGGAAGTCGCCGGCTCTGGCGTGGTCCATCATGTCAGCGAACCCGGGCCTTTTTCTGGTGGTGCCGGAGATTCCTTGGTCGGTGTAGATCCCGGCGAACTGCCAGGCAGGGTTAGCGTGGATGAGCTTGGAGTAGGCCGAGACCTGAGCAGCAAGGGATCCTGCTTGGGTCTCCGACATGGTTGAGACCCGGCAGTAGGCGGCCACGCGGATGCGGCTGGTGGGTGTGCGTCGTGGTGTAATGGTCTTCAAGTCTGGGCTCATCTGCTGCTCCTTTCTGCCCGCGTGGGTCTCGCCGGTGGTGTTCTGGTGTGTGACATGAACGCTCTACACGCCGGGTTTATCAAGTCCTGGCGCGGGTAAACCCCACCCTGGTCTCATCCCAAGAAGCGGCGAGCTGGCGGTGAATGGCGCGTACCTGACTGGCGGTGAGCAGCCCTCGGGAGGCAAGGGCATCAAGGAAGTCCAGGTCTGCTGCCGTCTGGGTTTCTGCCCGCCAGTACGCGCCCGTGGTGCGGCTGGTCATGGGCGACCACCCCGGGTTCCGAAACGGGTGCGGATGTAGCAGGCGTGCGTGCAGTACTTGCGGTGCTTGTTGCCATACGCCTCGAAGGTCGCCCCGCAGCCGGCACAGGTGTGGGTGGTGATGGCGCGCCGCTCAAGCATCATCGGGTGGGTGTGGGGTCCAGGTAGGTGAACAAGAGCCCCTGGGAGATGAGCTTGTTAAGGCTGTTACGAGCCCGAACGAGACGTTCGTGGGTGTATTCCCACCCTCCGTCAGGTCTGCGTGTTTTCTCCTCCAGGAAGCCCTTCCAGCGCGTGCACCAGGCCTGGTAGGCGCCTATCCATTCCTGGGCTCCATCGATGTCTTGCACGTGCGTGAGCTGGCGCCCCAGAGCGTACAAGCTACGCGAGGCCTCCAGTTTGGGGCGCGTTGTGGTGGCTTGGCGAATACGGCAATACGCGTGGAAGGTACAGCGCTGGACGCGCGTGGCGGGCCAGACCTTCTTGCACGCCCTCGCGAACCCGCTGCCCCCGTCGGTGACGACCAGGGCCGGGGGCGCGATCCGGCTCATGAGCGCGCTCCAGGCCCGAGAATTCTCACTCCTAGCCGCGTACCAGCCCAGCACGCAATCGGGTGTTTGGGCGATGAGGACCACGGCGTTTGGGCCCAGGTGGATGCCGTCGACGAAGATGACCTCATGAACCTCATCGATGATCGGGCAGAAAGGCCATAACTGCCACAACGGCTCACAACGCCTACGAAACGAGCGGCCCCCACCAGGCAAATCCACCTGACGACGTCGACCCAGCAGCCAGGCCAAGAACTCATCAAGATGCTTGGCCGTGGAGTCTATTTCGTTCAGCGTCGTGATTTTGCAGGGTTTACACCGCCAGCGCTGACGACCTGTTGACGTCTTACCGTGACGGATCATGGGGCGGCCACACACAGGGCATGATGCAGTATTCACAGGAACGAGGCAAGCACGACCAACTAAAATCGTGACTTTCCCGCGCGACAAAGCCGAAAAGTCACCCTGCTAGCAACACGATTTGTCCATCCTCATAGTTGGTCCCAACCAACTAAAACATCGACTTTCCCGCACCAGAAAGCCCAAAAGTTACCCTTCCAGCAACACGCAGTGTCCTATAACCCGATTTTTCCGCACCATCACGCAGAAAAGCCAGTACAAGACCAACACGTTTTGTCCTTTAACGCCAAAGCCCCGGGCCGAGTGGCCCGAGGCTTTCCTGGCGGTGGAGCGGATGACGGGAATCGAACCCGCGTGATCTGCTTGGAAGGCAGAGGCTCTACCATTGAGCTACATCCGCGTACC